CGACCATACGTGGTCGTGGATCCTTTTAGTCCCACAAGTCTACTTTACTTGAACCAGGCAGACTACCTATCACTAGGTAGAACCTGCGTTTCTAACGATTTGACACTGATGGTCATAGCCACTCCGTCCGTACGGTTTCCAGATCCTGTTGGACTTATCCCTAAGGATAAGACTTCTTCTCAAAATTCCCCCCTTCCGGTGGGATTTGAGTCGAAGTGGTCAAAATCGTCCCGAGCTAGTTGGAAAACCTTCCTAGACTTTCGATCGAAAGTCCGGAAAGGCGTTGCAGCTGTCTCAGGCTCGACTATGGTCTCCGAGGATCCTAAAACGATCGTACGGACCGTGATGTTGTGGGGGCGAGAGCTCTTACACTACACGGAAGTGAAGAATTCGGGAGGTTTTCACGAATTGCTTCACCACGTGGCCCGACATCTCTCGAACCTCATCTTGCATAATGGACAGATGGGCGCAATAAAGCATTTGAAAACTGCTTTATTCGTCCTCTATTCATTTATGTCCGGCAATCCTATCAAGTGTAGCGTTGCCATTGGCTGGGGAATCCGACTTACGAATGGTCTTCCTTCGTACTGGCCGAGGGCTTTAAGAGACATGATCAGATCTGGTAACCTCCCCGTAATACGGGTTGTTGCTTCGATTCTGAACTTGTACCGGGCGATGGATGCTAAGCACCCACCGCTCAGTACAGCGTCAATTACTGCTCCCCATCCAGTATTGGAGGGAAACCAAACTTGGGTCGAATACCAGCAATTTGTTTCAGAAGTCTTTCCGAAACTCCTTGCTACTCATTTCGAGGGCGGCAGTCTGCCACCATTCGAGTATGAGTCTGCTTTTGGCACACTGATTCGATCGGCTGGAGCCAATTTAAGTTGTCCATCTTCGGCTTCGGCGTTATTAGACGCTAAAGCCTGGATGGAAGCACCTGAGAACCACGTTCTCAAGTGGTTTGCTATGCATAAGGATCATACCATGGTTCAGATAATGGAAGCCCTTTCTTTGGAACATTCGGAGACGCCGTCTCTGAGTGCCCATCGGGAGGGATTCCATGATGCTGATAGTACTAACATGCCATTCGGCCCGTTAGTGCCGGAATCCGGAGGCCTTACAGCCAATGGACTCCTCATGGCCATGAGACTTACGCCAGCAACAGCTTTAAGAGGCGGTCAACCGATCCTCAGTCGACTACACACAATAGATGAGCCGGCCGGAAAAGTGCGAGTCGTGGCTATCTGTGATTATTGGACCCAAGTAGCTTTAAAGCCGGTGCATGAATTCCTCTTCACCCTTCTCAGAGGTATCGCGTCTAACGACGCGACCTTTGATCAGGACGGAGTGGTTCAGGCATACTTCGAAAGGGACTTAAGTCCCCATTGGAGTTTCGACCTTAAAACTGCAACCGATTCTATTCCTCTTGCACTGTATAAAGCAGTGTTATATCCTATCCTTCGAGCCGAAGGAGAAGAACCTAGTCTAACTAGGGAGAGAGTAGACCGGTGGGCGTCAATACTCACAGACCGCGACTTCTACCTTCCGGTAGATGAGCTTCAAGAGGTCCCACAGAAAGTCCGATACGGTACCGGACAGCCAATGGGAGCCCTGTCTTCCTGGGCGTCAATGGCCTTGGTGCACCATTCACTTGTGCAGTTTGCTCATCATAAAGCAACCTCACGGGTGGAGTGGTACAAGGATTATCTAGTATTAGGAGATGATGTCGACATAGCGACTCTAGAAACGGTTTCGACCGCGTATAGAGAGCTATGTGCAGATTTCTCGATTACCATTGGTCTTGCAAAATCATTACAGTCCAAGCTGAACTGTTTTGAGTTTGCGAACCGAAGGTATATCCCTGCTGGTGACGTCTCACCGTTGTCTTTCCGTGAGGAGCTTGCATGCTCCACATGGACTCAACGTTTAGAATTCGCCAAAAGGATACTCCGAAGACTAGGGAAACCATTGACAGAGGTTTCTGCCTTACTACGTAGGGCAGTCACTTCAGCACAGTGGACAGTTCTCACTCCCGAGATGTCTGGTCGCCGGCCATTGTCGGTTACAAGACTAGTACATTATTGTTTACTTAACCCTCTACAGACGAAGTCTGCTAGGGAGGAGTTAAATATATCTTCCGTTCTCGACTGGATAACTTACGTTCTTCCAGAAGAGGATATTCCTATAATTAGGAATATCAAGGTTGATAATGTACTAGCACGAAACCTAAGCCGACGGCTAATAGAACATCTTCGTGAGAAGATTTTCGAAGAGTTTCAGCGCAGGGTTGCAGGGGAGAAATTGTTCTCATGGATGCACCTGGAAGCGACGAATGATCCGGTTATTAACCAGTTCAAACTACCGCTTGCAGCAATGCAAACACTTGGACAAAATACCCCTTTGGCAAACTCGATTTCCGGCCGGATCGGCCAGTTACCGAGAGTACCCGCCTGCGCCCGTTCTACCATTGATGCCGGTCTCGAAATCATTGACGAGCAAATTCTTGCTCATCGTGAAGTCGAGATGGCTCTCTCATTTGCACCGCCCCTTAGCCCAGTATTTTGGCAATATATACGTTTCTCGGTCTGGCAGACCAATAAGCGTATACTTGCTGATTTATTTAAGCTTTGGGACCGTGCAGATGATATGGTGAAACGACTGCCACCGCTAAGCGACCGGATGTACGAAAGAGATTTCGTTGCAGGCCCCGATTTCAATGTTGTACCGCTCGGCGAGTGGTTACAACTTTGGATCGATGTCTTATCACTGCCAAAAGCAGTGGTACTGGATTTAGGAAAATCCCTCAATTACAATCTAGACTATAATAGTGCTAGAGAGCAGTTGGATAGGAAATTCCGAGCTCCAGGCATGAAACCTCCCGAAAATCCGGAGACCATTTACGGTCCCTTACTCGAATTGGCCACTACTGTGGCGGAATTCGCGGGTGTCTCAATTCCTAATCTCCCATTCTTCGGCGACGCCAAGAAGGGGAAACAGTGGATCAAGTCCCTCTCTCGAG